GCGTCTTGTCGGTGGCGAATTGCAGATCAAGAGATAACCCGTCAGGATTCAATCCGCCCGCGCCATTCAGCATGTTTCCAAGAGCGTATTTCATTAGTAGCGCATTTGCATGTTCGCGTTTGTAAATATCCGGTTGGAAACTAGTCCGCTTGTGTGGTTCTCGTCAAGCCGAATCATTTCATCCTGAAGGAGCAACTCTGCCTCTTGATCGGCAATTACGGACTTCTCTTGTTGTCCTTCAGCGCGGAGGTAGTCAGCGTAAGTGCCGTGAGCTATGTATTGATACCACTCAGCGGGAATAGCAGTTGATTCTCCAGATCCATCACCATAGGTATCGGAAAGTTGTGCTTTGTAGGTTACAAACGCTTCGGTTGGATTCAAGCCACCAGAGATAAGTGTTGCCCCATTTGCTGTAATCATAATGTCATACTCTTGAACGGATGACGAAATATACGGGGCTTGTTTATAAACACGCAAAAACGTGTCAATTGAGGAAAGTCCTGACTCTGAATATGGAATTACAGAGCTTGAAATTACACGTTCCTCCCCGATTTTTAGGAATCGTGTCCAGTAATTACTAGCCCGATACGCACGCAAGGCGCGGCGGTTAATCAGTGCCTTGATTCTAGGCGTTTCAATAGACGCAAACACCACGCCGCAAAGTGCTTGGATAAGCGCAAACAATTCAGCGTATGTCTTGGTTTGCATGTTAAATGTTTCCTGCTCTCAGGTGTGACTGGGACTTGAAAAAATCACGGACAAACGAGCGGTCATCCCAGCACTCGGAACCGTATTTGTTTGCGATGTTTAGATACTCATACTGAGGAACAGCTCCAATGGGCTTCCCCAACGTGGACTTGGCGTCCCTCATAGCTCGCGCTTCAGCAGCGGCTTCAATCTCACGCTTATTCTGGAGTGCTTCTTTGAACTTCCGTCCAGAGCATAACTCTTTTACTAAAGCGTCAGTAATAGCGTCGTCGCAAATCATTGGCAAGAAAAGGGAAGGGGCGACGTTTTAAGCCACCCCTTCCCGATTAGGATTTAGGCGTTGGTGGCGAGCGCGTAAGGATCAAGGATAGTAAGACCAAAAAGGATCTCGCCAGCCGTGATGCTTGCAACCGTTCCACCAAGAGTAGCAATAATATTAACCGCTGCCGTAGTATTGTTAATGTGTCCGGGTTCAGTATCAAGCAGCGTGCCAGTATTATAAGCAGTCGCAACAAGCGCATCAAGGTCAAACGATGCAATGAATCCAGCCGCCGTGCCAGTGACGCCAAGGGTTAACGTAATATCGGACGCGCCCGCAATAGCCGTAAGAACGGTTACTGATGCGTTAGTCACGATTGCGCCGCGAGGGACCACGCCAATAGTTTTCGCTGATGTTCCAGCGGCAACTAGGTCGGTAGCATTCATGCGGAAATAGTGGGTAAACCCACGCGATTCTTGATTAGATAATTGAGGCATATTTTTATTTCTTTCTTATTTACTTTGATTAATAAGCAATCTTGCCGTGCGCTTGCGGATGCTTAACACAGAGAGTGCCAGCAACATCAACGTAGCCACGCTCGCCACCGCCTTGGTTTTCAAGACGAGTGCCGCCCATTGGGATCAGGGTGTTGAAACCAAGATACTTAGGGTTTAGGACGTAACCAACATTGGTCGATCCGGTTGGCATACAGCTTGGGTTGCCATTGATGATCTTCACGATACCAAAGTCGGAATCATAGAGATTGACCGAAAGCGTAATAGCCTTGCTGGTCGCGTCTTGATTGACATGGTAGGTGACACCGGCACTGGCAGGTTGAGCGCGGGTGAAACCACTGATGATTTGGCGAAGAGCCGTATTGGCAACAAGCGTCAGGCTGTTCATCTCGCCGTTCTTGCTGAAGATGGAACCCAACATAGTGTTGAAGGTCGTCTCAGTAACGGTAGCGGCAAGGATGGAAGCCGTTGGAGTGCGATAATCCGCAGGGACAGGATTGGTAGCTTGGGCGGTGGACTGAATCCACTTGCCAAGGCCACGCATACCGTAAGGAGTGCCAGCACCGTTTTCGACAGTCATTTCGTTGTCGGAAGCAATGGTAGCTTCAATGTCACGCTTGATTTCACGCATCGACTTTGCTTCGGCTTGAGCAACGTTGGCAGGACCAACGCTGGTAACAGCTTGTTGCAGGTTCGACACGAGGTAATCCCGGCGCATGAGTTGGATGTAGTTACCCAAACGAGCGCGGTCAGCAAACTTGTCGCTAAACGAAGTAACGTCGGAACCTTCGGAAATACCAGTCGTAACTGGCGATGCGAGGGAATCAACGGTCCACTCAGTGAACGTCGAGTTGGCCTTACCCTTAGAGCAAAGCGACAGGATTGGGGTTTCTTCTGGAGCAAGGATAGCAAGTTCGTTGCTGAGATCCTCGCGGTTGGAGATTGCGGAACCCTTTCCGGTCTTGGCCTGGGGCGCATTCGGTTGATAAGTAGCACTAATTGACATAATATTTGATATTTAGAAGTTATTTGAATTTCGCGATTCTGGCAGCAATCCATTCTTCCGGGCTACCACTTTTTTCAAAGCGGTTATACGCATCCCCCACTTTAGCCTTTGCCGGGGAAGAAGACTTTGCCGCACCAGCTCCGTATGGGGTTGAAGATGGATTTACCTTCAACTTACTTCCCATTGCTGATTGCGTCATAACCTTCTTGTTTCCGTAAAGAGAACGAGCGGCGTGAGCCAAGATATATTCAATTTGGAATCCGATTTCTGGAACTTGCGCTTTAATACGGTCGATCAACGGGTCCGACACCAGTGCCTTGTAGCTCTTCCCAATCTCAGACTCTTCGTCTTGGATCTCTGGGACTTCGCTCTTAGCTGCCTCGGAATACTGCTTGGACATTTGCTCATACTGGGCAATCTTAACAAGATGCTGTTGTTGAGCAGGAATGTATTTAGTCAGCGCGTCCTTGGCGTTCCGGTTTGCTTTCCGAATTTGCTTTTTGCTGAACTCTTTATCGCCAACTACAATGATGTCGTCAGGACCATAATCTTCGTGTTCCTCTAGGATTTCATCAGTAGTTTCAAGCGTCCGTTCAAGTTCGTCATACTTTCCCTTTAGCTCTTCAAACGAAGTAACTTCACGGAATGGATTCTCATCTTGTGGGATGCTCTTGGCTTGCGGCTGAGGCTGCGATTGAATCTTCTCCTCTAAGGCTTTTTTCTGAGCGGTTAGCTCACCGATACGTTGCAACAATCGGCTTTTACCTTTTTTGGCTAAAGATTGAATCTGCTCAGTCGTAAGAGACAGCAGGTCAATTTCGGACTCTTCTTCGGCTTCCTCATCGGAATCATCCTCGATCTCGTCTTCTGATTCTGGCGACTCCTCGTCTTCTGGACTGGCAGGCTTCTCGTCATCTTCAGGAGAATCATCGGACTCTTCTTCAGGTTCTTCCTCTGGAGAGGTTTGGCGGGCCATACGTTGAGCTACAAGCTCCTCGAATGACAAATTAGACACCGATTCAATAGCTTCGGCGGTAGCTTCTGGATTACTCATAATGTTTATTTAAAACGCCATTTACGCTCGGCGATGCGTGTTCGTGAAGAATCAACACTATAATCATTAGTATGTCAAGCAATTTAGTAAGGTATGAAAATCGACACAAAAAAGAGGCCGTAGGGAAAACGAAAACCCTACGACCTCTAGTATGACAACACAACACACCAAAACACGCGCTAATTACAGTGGTCAGACATTCACCAGCGCACGGCGATTAAAACACCAAGTTGAAATATGTGTCAACTGTTTTCAACCGTAAGCAATGACAGCAACTCGTCTAGCGTAGAAACGCTTCCGACGATCTTCATAACTTCATTAGTCTCAACGCATTGACGGAGATCGGTAAAGAACCGCTCACGCTCGTCACGGATGAATTGAACAATCGCCTTGAACTCGTCGCGGTCATAAAGCGATTCTACTGCTTGCTGAATAGTTGGTTTTGGTAATGGGGTCATATATATTACTTGCGTTTGGACATTCCTGCTTGGCTCATTGCAATTGCCGTTGCTTGAGCGCGACTCTTAGCTAGTGGAGCTTTCTTTGGGCCTTTAGGATTAACTCCGGCGTGTAGTGTTCCAGCCTTGTATTCACCCATGACCTTTGCAATCTTAGCTTGCTTGGCTGCTTTTGTTTTAGGCTTCTTCATGGACTACTTGCGTTTAGCTTTCTTCTTCGGCATACGACCCATCTTGATTTCAATCTCGACGTATCCCTTGCCCTTTTTGCCCTTGCCGTATTCTTTTTCTTCCTTGTGGCCGCAGCCATTTGTTTTGCTTTTCATATGGTTATTATTGTTTGAACTTTAAAAGATTTGATATTTGATATGGCAAGTTAAGGCCAGAACCAACTTGCGGAGAGTTCACGTTTACTTGTGGAGTCCTTCTGGCTTCTTGCAATCTTTGCAATTCATTGAAATATTGTGGGTTTTCTTTTTGAATATCGTTGAAAGATTTGTTTATTTTTAACTGGTCATTCGGGCTGCTTCCAGAAGAATAACTCCAACCTTCCCCAAGCCTGTACACACCTTTCCCTTCTTTATACGCCTGTTCAGCTGGCCCAACAGCTGCAGACAACAACCCTAGCTTTACATTTGGTATGTTTTTTGGTAATGATTGTTGGGTATTTACTTTTTGGTATTTCCCATCTCCAACATGCTCCCATAGTTTTATTGCCGATGACGGAAGTGATTTTCTTGGCTGATTAGTGGCGGGATCGTTGCTAGGAAAATAAGTGCTTCCCTTGCCATGGCGACCTTGGGTGGATGCATCTAGTTTTTCCGATGTTTCAATAATGTAATGCTTAGGTTCGGCTTGTGCGTAGCCAATGTTCACTGCTCCTTTAGCGAAAGAAGGCGAAGCTGTTGGACGATTTCCCAAATTGATTTTGCCGGGTTGCTTTTCAGGGCCATAGTTTGCTCCTGCTTCTGCTGCTGAACGAACCATTCCAGATTTTTGAATGTCTTGAGCCGCCGCATCACCCCTGATAACCCTGTAGAACTTGTCCGGGTTGGCAAAATAATCTTGTTTTACATATTTTGGCATGAGTCGTTATTGTTGCATTCCTTGGGTTGTCACGCCTCCCATTTGGGCATTTGTAGTTCCAATTTTGCCGATCTCAGCGTTCTGCATTTGCTGCATTTGGAATTGGTATTGCTCCATATACTTCTGGAGGCGGCCACCAAAGGCTTCGTCGGACTGAGCGCGTTGCATGATGTCAGGCTGCTGGACATAGGCTTGAACCATCTGCATAGCGATCTGTGCGCCGTTTGGCTGGGCAGGAACCTCGATACCAGCGAAGATCTTTGCAAGGTCGTCAGTAACGTTTTTGGCGACCTTTTGCTGGGCTTCTTCAACTGGTTGCAGCACATAGTCCGCGAAGATTGGGTTGATGCTCGATGCCGTAAACTCAAGTAGCTTGTTAATATCCATGACGCCATTGCGATCAAGTTGGACAAGTGCCACCATGTTTTTGAGCTGAGTCTCGGCAGTCTCTGGATCTGTGGTCAATGAGTCAAAGGAAACCGTGATGCTGAAGTTCTCGTCAGGACTGCCCTTGGTCATCGTCTGCGGATTGGGATTACCCGTAACTTGGAAGAAGACCTCATCTGGTCCCATGCGCTGATACAGCTTCAACGCCATTGTCAGCACATCGCGGACATGATCGAGGAACTTGCCAATGTAGAATTGTTGACGGGCAACCGTAAGGGGATTCGTAAGATCCAATCCGACAGCGCGATCTGCCTGCGCTCGCATGGACATTTCGGCTTCCACTGAACCTTGATCCATCTGCGGAACTGGTCCCCAAGCAATCTCTCCAAGGCGACGATAAGGAACACGACGGCCCGGACCCCAATCGGATGGTGGACGTCCAGCGGGGTGCATAAGAGGCGGCAGAGTAGCAAGGGATGCCCGGTCAATCCGGCTATCGCGCTCAGTTTTAATTTGCATCTGCGCCCCACGAAGGACGTCGGAAAACGTCTGAACCTCATACATCCGCTTCTGGTCATTAGCTAGTCGGGTTACAACAAACGGATAATCATCGTATCCGTTGAGAAGCTCGTGCTTTGCGTAGCCGTCAGTAGTAGGATGGAACACGGTGCAGTAGATGCCCTCGGAACCGTCTTCCTCGTCAATCAGGCGTTGGTAGCCATAAACAACCATTACAAGGTCATTGTCGTCGGTGATCGGCAGGCGGGTCTGAGTCTTCACCTTCTCGCCATCGAGATACATGGAGTCTTTCCCACGAAGGTTGGAGATAGCGTTGTCAACCCATTTACGGTCCCATCCATCGTTAGTCACCTTTTTCTCAAGCTCTTGAGCCGTCAGGAATGTGCGCCAGAAAACGTATGGAGCGCGTTGAGGATCAGACACATACGGCGGGAAGAGGACTTCTCCGTCTGGGGCGCACGAATGAACAACCGGACAATCAACGGTTTGACGGGGAATTGGGATTTCGGAAACGCCTGTTTTCCGCAGTTCCCTGATTGCTTTCTTTGTCCGCTTGTTTGACAAGTCTGGAAATGCCTGCTGGATCAATCCAAGCAGCATCTCGTCATCGTTGCCGTCAATAATAAGGTTCGCTAGATCAGGGGATTGTTGGGCAATCTGTTCGATGGTTACTTGTTGCAAATATGTCCTTTTTTCTCGCTTCCATCCGACATAGGATACCATAATCCCCTTCTCTAGCAAATAGTTCGCACCCAACTCCATTTGGTTTTTGAAGTCGGGGATGTAGGTCGAGCGCATCCACTTAAGGAAGGCTGACACGACAGAAGCTTGCGGCATTGAAGCCATAGACGTTGGGAACGCCTTGATGTGACTACGCTGAAGTGCCTGATCGAACAGAGACACATACATGTCAATGCGCTCGCCAACAACGTTGACCTCTTGATCGGAGGCGCCTTGCCACGGAAATGCGTTGGCCCCATTCTTGCGTAGGTCGTCAGACTTCCCGTCCCAGATGTTGCGTCGGTCATTGTAAGACCTCAGGCACGACTCGAAATAGTATTCAAGATCAATTAAGCAGGTGTCATACGCTTCCGTCAACGCGCTAACGTCCGGTTCTTTGTCGGCGTAAATAAGCGACTCGTCTTCTAGTTCTAGTGATTCAATCATGATGCGTATTCGTAGTAATCCTCGGGGTCAGCTGATATTAAGCATACTTTGATACGTTTGCCAACAAGTTTGTTTGATAGGCGGGAAGGGCATTTTACCGGAACCGCCAGCCCATCCATGCGGACAATGACCCAGCTTGGGTTGTTGCAAACACGCATAACGACGAAATCCTCATCAATTTGCTGCTTAACAAGGCTATCAAGGCTGCAAGGAGACTCGTCAATGGTAATCGTCTTCTTTGCAGGACGACCACGTTTGGCGGCTTTCTTAGGTGTCGGTGGCTTCATTTGGAATTGTTTTTTGGAAATCTTTAATGACTGCTTGCAAAATGTCAAGCTCTTGAGTGATTCTTTTGGTGCGGCCAAGTTTTTCATCTTTTGCCCTGCGGAAATAAGCTTCCTTTAGCACATCAAGAACAAATCCCTTGGCGGTCAATGGTGCAAGTTCAGTTTCCATAATTAGTATCCCCCAGACCCATGAGTTGTAACAAATGACCGATCATTGTCAACATGATCGAGATTTGCTATTGCGGCGTAACGGCAAACGTCAATAGGGTCTTTCCAAGCTTCCTTTAGTCCTCCCTCACCCGTGTATTCAGAAAGGGCTTGAATTATGTTCTCGCAGTCGCTACTGACATAGAAATGGGGTCTATTGACCGAATCCAAAGGTCTAGCGGTATCCCATGACATTTTGCCTATAAGGGCCTGTAACCCGTCGTCAATGTCAAGTCCGGGGGCGGGAATGCACACCATGCCGGATTCGTTTAAGTCCTCGATGATTGAAGAAGATCCATCTTGAGCCTGATATTTTGCCGCTCCAAGGCGAGGGTCAATCAATCGTTCAAAGATCTCCTCCTCGCCTTCCATCTCCTGAATAACCTCAATGTAGTCACGGATACCAAAACCTTGCCCCTTGGCTCCCGGTCCCGGCATCCACTTGCCACCTTTCCATTCCGCCCAGTCTCCAACGTCAACTCCCGGCCACTCCCGGTAAACCCAGAATGTTCCGCTTTCATCAATGGAAATCCAGCACATGAACCAGTTCTTTGCCCCGGCTGGGTCAATAACGTGATACCGAGTGATATTCTTGGTCGGTATGGAGGCTGGAGGAACCACGTTGACGACCTTGTTAAACTTGGGGAACTTGGTAGCGTGAGACTTCATCGGCACACCGTAGGCGCGAATGAGGATCTCTTCCCGCGTGCGTCCTGACAGCGTTTCCTTAATGCGCTCGTATCCACCGAAAGCATTATCCTGAGAATGGAAATAATGCACTGAGGCATTCAGCTTCTTTGACTTCTGGACGTATGGCACTAGCTCTCCATTCAGAAGCTCTGCGGGTCTGGACTCGATTGTCGTTGCCCCATCGAGATACTCCTTGATGACCTCCGTCCAGCCATCAATGGGCGTGAACGTCACCAGCATCTTCGCATTTCTTGTGGCAAGACGGAACCTGAGCGTGTTAATCAATTCTGGCCCTAAGAGGTATTCATCCAGCCATACTCCAACGTTGTGCCAAACATGGTTCTTAGATCCAAGTTCCGCGCCCTCAAGGATAGTAGGGTTGTTCTGATACTGGGAATACGTCTTGAAGATGATCTGCGAGCCATTGGGAAGGATCAAAGACGAATCAGTGAAGCCAGTCTTCTTCTTATATGAGATATAGGTATTTGCGCTTGTCTGCTTGGTTTTGAGATTCTCCGGCAACCAGTCCCACACCGCGCTTTGTTGCTGGCGGATGCTGACCTCGGAAGTCTGAGCAAAGCAAAATATCTCAGACTTGGGGTTCTCAATAGCAGCACGGACAACGGAGAATGCACCCCACTGCGTCTTGCCGCTCCGATTTCCACCTAGTGCAAGTATCTCATTAACTTCAAACAGTTGCTCCTCAGCCTTGCTCCAGTGCGGGAGTCTAAACCCATAATGATATGGGTCTTTCTCGGCATTCTCAATGGCCTCATGGTAAATTGAATGAAGTCCGATCAATTCATCCGGCTCCATTTCCACCATCTCCTCGTCGGTGGGCGGGGTGAGGATTGCGTGTTTCCGCCAAATCATAGTATCTCGGCTTCGATTGCGTCTTCCTTGATCTTGCTGGCGATACGAGCTTTTGCGTCAAAGATCATCTTCGCAGCATCGTCCAGACTCGCGCCCTTGCGATGCTCCACGATTGAGGACGCCATTCCGGTCAGTTGAGCGGCTTTATCGGTCAGGATGCCCACCGTTACGGCTAGTTTATCAGGGCTGATCTTAGCAAGCTCCTCGGGATTATCAAACAACTGTTGGGAACGCTCAAAGAGCAAGTCCGTGTAATCCTGCGCCGCAATCGCGTATCTCATCGAGAATTCCTTGCGCTTCGTCTCCAGCGTATCGTTGTGACGCCATTGTAGTCCCCTGATCGTCTCTCTGCCAAGCCCTGTCTTCTTCTGGATGTCGGTTATCCTCGCGCCTTGTGCAGCCAGCCACAGGGCCATTGCGGCCTTGTTTGGGGCGTAGTGTTCAACACAGTTGCCCGGAGAAAGCTTTGCACGTTCTTTGACCTCAAGAAACCAAGCGGACTTGTCTTCTCGTTCGTCAACGTAATCAGCTTTCAGCTTCTCGTTTGGATCATCGGTCATTGCTTATTTGTCTTCCCGCTGCATTTGACGCGATGTTGCGCCAGAAAGCAAGAGGGAAATTGAATTAGCAAGATCCTTGTTGTTCTTAGGTTGCTTTTGTGACACTTCAAAAGTTGATCTGCGAACTTCACCAGATTGCTTTTTCCTGCTTTTAGGCATGAATCTCGATTGTCCGGTTTCAGCAATTTTCCGCATCTCGGGCGTAATCTCGATGCGCCAGATTGGAGTATCGTTAATTGTTTTTCCGGCCATTACCGTTTCATAATCTTTATCGTTTAATTTTTCAAGTTCGGAATAAGATATTTTTCCTTCTTTTGTTGTTTTTGAAGGAATCCCACTTTGCTCCACCTTCCCGCCCCACTGCTTCACATACTTCCCGATCTCCTTGGGGAGCATGGTATCATAGAAGCCCTTCATGCCGGAACCTCCTACCTGAAGTCCCTCGCCCGAAAGTGTTCCAGAATCCCCTCCTTCAATGATGCGTTGCGCTACATCTTTTCCTACAATGTTTGGCAAGTCATTAGTATTTACTTCTTGGCGCGTAGCCTCGACGCCATCCTTTGTTGCGATAATAAGGTGCTTTCCGGGACGCCCTTTTGAATAATCAATTTTGTCAACCTGCTTGCTCAAATCAAATCGAGCATTCTGCGTATCCCCTACGTCCCAGCTAACTGAGTCAAATCCGCCTTCGACAGCATCCCGCAGTTGGCGTTTGAATAGTTGTAACGGCCATGTGGTGCGGAAGGGTGCGTCTGCAACTTGACCGGACACGTCGGAAGTGAGAGTGGCATACCTCTGTCTCGCTTGTTCGACAGCAGCTTTGAGTTCAGTCCTCTCCGTATCGGCGTCGCGGACTATGTCATACTCCGCTTTCCGTCCAGACGAGGTGATCTCCTTCAATGAGATGGGAAAGCCCTTCTCTTTACGGATGGCATACTCCCGAAGTTGCAGCTTTTCTTCCGCATCCTCCTTGGCTTTCTTTGCCACTTCGATGTCCTCTGGAGAGGTGTCTTCCTTATACCCCTTCTTTCGTCCTTCTTGATGCCTGTCAGATTGATACTCCGCTGAGTGCAGTGTTCTCGTCCCGTCCCCCAGTGTCCGCTCATCAAGGCGCATGTGCGCGACGTAGTTGGGGATGTCTGGGAAGTGGGAGGATGTGTAAGCCGCATGACGAGATGCGTCTTCAAGTTGTTTGAGTTCGGATACTAGGTTGCGGTATTGCTCCATCCCTCCATCTTCACTTCGGCGGTCGTATTGAGCTTCCACCTCGGCGCGTTTCCTCACAATCGCGGAGGTATCCTGCGGCATCGCCAGCACCACCTCACGGTAGTTCTCTCCACCGGGGAGGACGTATTGGGAGAACTTGGTTGGTTGCGTTTGAAGTCCAAAACTAGAACCTTCGCGGACTTCAATGTCTGGACGATCAGCAAACATATCATATATTGCCGCTTGAGCCTCTTCCCGTGTTGCATACGGGCTTCCGATTGTTGAGCCGTCCTTATATGCGATGGAGAAGCCTTCAACTCGTGTTCTCCCTTCTCCAAGTGTCACTTCCTCAAACCTCACCTGCCCCTCGTCACGAAGATAGTTCAGCAAGGCATCCTTACTTACCTTGCCATCCACGGCGAGCTTCGGCAATGCTTGTTCAATCCCGCTCCATTTGATCTCATCGGCTTTAATGCCACTTCCGCTATTCGGGTCAACGGTGGCCATAATCTGCTCTGGCGTGGCGCGATTTGGAATCTTGCTTGAGACCACACGCTCAAGTTGTGAGTAGAACTTGTCTCCTTCCGCCTTTTCAGGCATGAGCCTTGTTTTAGGTTCCGCAGAATCCTTAACTAGCTCCCCATTGCGGTTCATTCGTGGAGGCTGCGGCATCAAGTTGTCTCGCAAGCTGTAATACGAGTTTTGCCCATAAGGAATAGCAACCTCGCCAGTCATCTGGATTTTGTCTCCAAGGCGGTCCCATGCAAATGTCCGGTAGATACCAGAAGTCTTATTAAGATTCCTTTTGTCAAAAAGAGGATTAGTTTTCTTTTGCGACTCAGTAAGAAGACCTTGAACTGAGTTAATAAAGTTCTTTCGCCTTTCCCAGTTTTTAGGGTCTTTGCTTTGGAAGTAAGCGTCAGTAGTTTGATTCTTTGCGTGAAGCAGTGCTGAATTGTCAATATCGTTTAGGATGTCAGCGTATTTCATGTCGAGCTTTTTCGCAATACTGCTTTTTGTTGCTTTTGCGATATTCAACTTTAACTGAACCATGTCCATTCCGACAAGATAAAGACGGCCATTTTTCAACTCCCAGTTAATCGGAACAATGTTGTTTGATGTGATCCCCTCGACCTGAACTGATCTCCCTTGTTCTATCGGCTTGTTCGTAAGAAGATATGACGATGGTGTGCCCATAGCACTGTTGATCGCAATAACCCCGGCAAAGTCCCCATCGGCAATGACGCCGCTTTCCTCAAGCTTTTTGATTGCCCCATCTGTCAAGTATCCAAACCCATTCCCATTAGCGTCTGGATTAAGCACGTTATCTGGAAGCGGAGTCCCACCTTGGACGGCTTCCTCATTAGCCTTCCTAATTATCTCCCCGCCCTTATAGTGCTTTGGATCTTGGGATGGGGCATCTTTAATGATCTGTGGCTTAGGGGCTTGTTTTGGAAGCCCAGCCGATTCACGATACATGTTGCGAATCATTGTCTTAACTTCTGGAAGCTCCTTCATGCCCTTGGCAAGCAACCCAGAACCATCCACCATGCGACCAAGATTGTCCGTTGCTCCACCAAGTTTGAAGTGAAGGTTTTTCACGATTGGAGTCGCAGCCATCGTTGACTTAAATACGCTCTCAATGCTGCGCCTGAGAGGAGTTTTTTGTGAAGCCTTATACAAGCCCCCTCCCAGAACATCCTCAAATAGTGTTTGCGCTCCGTTGTCGGTAAAATACTCAATCGCTGCGTCGTTAATGTCGATCTTGGGCAATCCTTGTGCGTCCAGTCGCGAATTATACTCATCCCAGAATTGCTTGAACTCAGGGTCAAGACTGCCATCTGTATTGCGCACAAGCCCCTTGCGCGTTTCGTCACCAAGCATTAGGGATGCCACAGCACCATCGCTTTGATGCTTGAACTGAATGCCATGAAGAGCCTCGTGAGCAGCCGCAGCTTTTACGATGCCAGCACGATCATTGTAGTTGATTGTTGCTTGCTTGTTTACTGGATCAAACTTGCTGTTCCCATCTTTGACAAAGTTCCAAGAATCAAACATTCCGGGATAAGCAGCATCAATAGAAGACGCGAATTGCTTAACGTCCCTATATGGGACGGCCTCAAATTGCTGGAACGCTTCTGGATTAGCAGCCTTTACCTTATTCCTAAAGTTATAAAACTCGTTGTTCTTTACTTGGTTCCAGTTATTTCGGCTTCCAATTGCTCGACCAAATGAACCAAACACAAGCGCACCAGCTCCTGCACGTCCCATTGCGTTCTCATCAAGTCCTTGGGAATTGATCGCCTCATACAGCGTCATCGCGGGAAGTGCTTGGGCAGTCCCCTTGGCCGCGCCAACAACCCCTCGCGTGATTGGAGTAGTGTGGTCCATCAACCCACCAAATGCTTTCGTCATGCGGCCAGCGTCTTCATTTGCTGCAACACGCCTCCAGAACGGAGAGCTATTCGTAAGCTGAAGCATCTCGTCACCAACAATGTTGGCAAAACCAGCAGCTTTTTTAAGCAAAGGTTCCGCTGCAAGAAGTCCGAGTCTGGCGGCACTTGCTGCCCCATATATTCCATATCCAGACCCGAGCGTGGCGGCACTGGCAGCATGAAGAAGATACGGGAGTCTTCCAATACCAAGTCCTCTTTCAAGTGCGCGTATCTTTTTATTAACTTTTGCAACACCATTCCCAAGAACATCCGCCGCATCCCCGACTTTTTTTACTGCCCCGCTGGTCAGCTTCCGCCCAACCATGCTGGGAGCATTAAGATCGTCAATTTTGGTTGATGCGCTTTGAACAACGCTTTCGTTTAGCTTGATGCCGTCATTTACCAGTCCCAGCCTAGCTTGCGACTCGCCAATTGTTGCTGTCACCTCGTCAAGTTGAGACTTGGCCAGATCGGCAGCTTCTTTATTGCCAACAAGTAGCGCGTCATCCAATTGCTTCTGGAAAATCGAAGCACTGGCCGTAGCCTCGTCAATGTTCTTTCCTATTAGGGTTGCGGCTGTTCCAAGCTTAGTAAGATTTGTGTTTGCAGCACTGGCATTCTTAAGTGCCTCTGCCGCCTTCATTGTTTTGCCCAAGCTGAACAGCTTTCCTGCTCCGAACGTCGCTGCCGTAACAGCCATTCCGGGAACATCTGTAACCATGCCGCCAGTCGCATATGCCCCACGATCTACTTCCGCCATTTTCTTCGCTCCCTCAACAGGACCAAGTTGACGAGTGTAATCTTCCAATGCCTTCGCCCGCATCTCAACCGCTTGAGTTGTTGAAGTGATCGCGTCCCAAGTCTTCTCTGCTGTAACGTCCTCGTATAAAGCGTCTCGGGTATCCACGAGAAATTTCCCAGCTAAATTGTCAACTTCGATTTGCTCGTCAGTTGCACCAAGTGCTTTGCGGGCTGGGTTAATGACATTCTTATCAAGGAAAGTGCCAAGTTTCCCAGATGACGTAACGGCAGTTTCAGCCGCGCCTTCTCCAGCTTTTGTAAGAGCAGCAATTCTTTGCTCTTTGGTATATCCGCCCTTTGGACTCACTATTTCTCCAAGAGCATCCATTATGCCGCCGCTCCTTATTGTTTCCTCTTGTTCTTCGGTGTAGCTTGGAGGAGAGATGACAACTCCGATTGATTTACGCATCTCGTTAACACCCTTAAAGATATTCAAGATGGCATTTCCTTCGTCTTCCGGCTTCTTATTAAGACCAGCCTTCTCACGAATCTGCCATAATGAAAACTTCTCCAGATTCTCTGGGTCGTTGAAATCAAGATTTGTCCAAGCATCCATCTTAGATGTGGGCAAAAGGTCTTCAGTTGGAGTTGTGAAGGCCACCCCCTTTGTCGCCATCGTCCCATCTTTATTGATGAATTGATTGTCAACAAGAGCTTTATATCGACGACCTTCAGGGGTCAGCGTTTTTTCGTCAGATGCCAACCCGAGACTAATCATGTCTCCAATAGAAGAAATCGGCCTAGCGCCAGACTCTCCAAATCTTGAAGACAAAAACTCATTGTTTCTTTTGATGATTTCAGCAGCTTTCGTTGCTTTGTTTTCTTCCTCAATCATGTAATTGTTTATTAGAATCCCCTTAGGAACTCGGCGTCTTCATCCGCCTGATTGACTTTAGATTTTTCAGTGACGCCATTATCAAAAAGCGATTCAGAAGATATGATCTCATCAACTGCTTCTTGAATTTCATATGGGTCTTTCTTATTTTTTTGCAAATTGGAAATCGTTTTGGCGATCTTATTAGCTCGATTCGCGTATTTGATACGAAATTCAATAATCTTCTTGTTACCTTCTGTTGTCTTGCCCATATTAGGAGACAATACAGTTTTGAAGTAATCCATTTCCCTGTCGCTAATCGCACCTTTTGTGAGAGCAATATTTTTCATTGCTTCCGCCCCGACACGCGCTTGAAACTCTTCTTCACTTGACACGTCTTGTCCAAGAATTTTTTGGGCTTGCATCAATGTTTCTCTTCCGAATCCGGTTTTGACGTTTGTATCTAAAAGTTTTGTGATTTCTTTTAGTGGTTCAACATCAAGAGATGCAACTGTTCCCACCTCTCTTAGCGATCCAAGAGACTCATCAAGTTTAAGTAGTCGTTGCGTTTGTAACTTTGATTCAGGAGACTCTATCACAGGTGATGGTTTTGGAGAACCAGTTTGAGAAGTAATCCGAACCATTCCTTGACCAACTGGAGTCGCCGTGACAGAAAGACCAGATGCCGTCCGCCTATTAGCTTCTTCTTGTGTTACAACTTCACCTTTCTGGTCATCCGTCACAACCGAAGCTCCGGGAGGAAGATTTAATGCAGGTGGTTTGGCGACTGAAACTCCACCAGCGGCTTCGATGTTTGCCACCACTTCCGGGGCAACTTTAGCATCGCCTGAAACGCTTGAGAACTGATTAAAATCAAAGTTGATCGGGGGTTCGGAAACTTTGTTTTGTTTGTCTAGTGGCAATACACCGGGACCATCCATTGGAATTCCATCAGTTGGCACCCCGTCTGGATATGCTCCATCTGCAAGTGGTGTTTCAGTTTGTCCTGCTGGAGCAAACGCATCTGCAACACTTGAATAAACATTATTGTTAATGTCTTTAAATTGTCCGAACTGATCTAGTGATCCAGTAAGCTTTACTTTCTGTCCATCAATTGCAATTTCTTTGTCGTAAGGTTGCCACTTGGAACTTTGCAACTCAGCTATTCTTGCGGCAGTTGCTTGTTTGTATCGTTCCTTCTTAATACCCATCTCATTAGCTTTCATTCCGAAATTCAGAACATTGCTAATGGAGTTCGATGCTTGTTGAGCATAAGCGGCAGCTTCAACAGGAGATACGTTTGGATCGTTGATCTTTTCCAAATAAGGTGTAAGGCTTGATTCAACGTCAATGCCAAGGCTTTTGCCCATCTTAATTGCGCTCTCGATACCAGTAACAGTTGCCTTGATGCCAGCGTCCAGTTTTTTACGCTCCTGCTTTTGCTCCCCATAACGCTCAATTCCTCCAGCGATCTGGCCTCCTAGGTTAGCCATGCCTTGCGCTTGAATATCAGCAGCGCGGGTAAAGCCTGAATAGTCCTGAACGAACAGGCGTGGGTCAACGGTTGATCCTAGTAATGCCATATTATTTAACCAGTTTGTAATTTACCGCTTTGAATCCGCCGATTTCTTTAACTGCATTAGGAGTTTTCTTTTCAACATCTTGAGCCATGACTCCCATTTGGGTTGTTTTGTCTCCCTTATACTTATATGTATAAATCGGTAGTCCATCGTTGGTTTTGCCAACTTTCTCAATATCTGTTTTTAATCTGCGGTCTGAAAACAAAGCTCCGAATCCTCCAGCGGCCCCTGCTCCTTGCATAAGGCCTCCTCCAATGCTACCCAGTGCGCCCATAATGCCAGCACCACGAGAGGCTTGCGCTTGCGCGTTTGCCATTTGAGCTTGAAGCTGATTCTGCCTTTCGGCTGCACCAAGGTTAAGCCCAGTATCAGGATTGATCAAGCCCGGCGTGCCACGACCAATCTGACCCATACCCATCCCGAGCATTTGTTGCCCAGATTGATACGAGAGCGGCTGCCGACTAAGCAGAGCAAGACCGGGTTGAGTGTAGAATCCTTGGGCAGCAGCATATGATTGGTTGGCGGCTTGAGCGGCTTCTGCGCGTTTGCGGGCCATGACATCCTCACGTCCCATTGCTTCACTGACAATACCGAGGTTCCCACCAAGTCGTCCAGATGCTTGGAAGCCTTCACGCGCTTGCTGTTCGTATCCTCGACGTTCTTGTGGGCTAACTCCCTGAGCTGCTGCCCTGGCTCGTTCGGCTTCAGTAGCGAATCCTTGAACCGCCATAGCTTGTTCTGGGGACAATCCTTGCATTACGCCACGGGTGAGCGGTGCTTGACCAGTCATCTGCCCTAGTTCGCCTTCACGCGCTGCTCCTAGTTGCTGTCCAGCTTCTTGTGAAGCCATACGGCTAAGTCCAAACAAGCCTTCTTGACCGCCAACGCCACCTAAAAAGCTGGAAATGTCTCCAAGGTTAAGTCCTTGGAACTCTGGACGGAATTGCTTTTCAAATCCAAGGACTTGCGGTAGAGACTGACCATAAGCAGAAACAAATTTGCTAATATCTTTTGCGTAATCAGCTTTTGGAGCCTTTACCTTATCAGGAGAACTTCCCATATTCTTGTATTATTTGAGTTTTGAATGAAATTTATACATGTCGTGGACCCTCACGCGGTCACTCCCCTTAAAGCTACGTTGAAACGCAATAAATTCATAATCCTGAGTGTATTTCTCCAATGCTCGGCACATATCTCCGGTTGAAAACGTAACGAATAACGTGTCTCCCTGTTGAACCTCAACAGCTTGAGAAGGATCTTCTTTGAAACAGCTAAAGCCAAGAGCGAAGCAATCCATATCGCACACAACGATTCCGTAACACAGATGCCATGTGATGAGTGGTTGGATGTCAATTTTTTCTTGTGCATATGTGGCTATTGCTTTTGCTAGGTGCTGGTTCATCCGAAAATCACAACGCTTGCAAGTCTTAGTGGTTCAGTTATTGAGATGTAGACTTGATTTGCTGTATTTAATTGCACGCCCGCAAGAGTGTTTTCAACAACGTAACCATTCCACGAACCGGGATAAACATGTCCAGTCCCAGAAATCGCATAGTTGGCATTTGGCATTGGAATTGCAAAATTCAAAACAATATAGTTGTCTGTGGAATCATACCACGATGCCGTTGAGATATTTCCACTTCCTTGTATTGCTACAAATTGAGCGGTAACATTACCAGACGTAACCGATCCAGTGTGATTGACAACGAATTCATTTGCTGTTGCAGATGATGTAACGGTATACAGTCCATCGGTTGCCGTGCCGCTTGTGAAATCCAGCCTAATTTTGTCATTAGTTTTCAATCCATGCCCAACAATTGTAACGGTTGTCTCCGTTGCGGTTCTTGAGTAATTACCAGTTTTATACGCTCCTGTCCGAACTCCAGCCGGTAGGGGGTTCAGTTTCACCCATGCACGCGCCCCGTAAACTGGAGCAGTCCCCGTTTGTGCCCCATTTAGTTTGGGTGCAGTGATGTTTGCGTCAAGAATTTTTGCGGTGGTTACATTGGCGTCTAGTATCGTAGCCGTTGTGACAACACCGGTGTCAAGCGTAGCAACCCCACTAGCAACCGTAAACGCACCGAAATCAGAGTTTGAGAGCTTGGCTGGAGTAACGTTTGCATCTAGAATCGCCGTTGTCGTAACCGCGTTTGCACCAATCTCGTTGGAGGTGATTCCACCAGCGGTAACAAACAACTTTCCCGTAGTAACCGAAAGAGTGGTCCCAATAATGGCGGTAGACGTAATCGTGCTTTGATCGAGGATGTTGTTCATCTTCGTGCTAGTGATTACGTCAGTAGCCGTGAAGGTGTAGCTTGTGTCGATTGCTCCCATACTTTATCTTTGTGAAATGATTTGTCTGTTGGTGACAGAACCAGCCACCTTAATAGAATTGATCTTGGGTGATCCTATGGTCCTTGTCAAGATCATTGTTCCCGTGAACCCGCGAATGCCGCCTAACCTACACCTGATACTTGCCGTTTCAGCCTCAGTAACCGATGTGGGGGTAAGCAACCCACCAAGCAAGTCACTAGTCGTGCCTATGGTTTGAGCGTCGTCAGGATCTTCCGCTGCAAATGCAATGTCGTATTCCGAGTTCTGGCCGGGAAGAGACTGGATGTTAATCTGAGCGTCAGTGAATCGTTTACGCTCCATCGTCCCAAGGTCGTATCCCCTAGTGGTGAGTGATGCGTCGATTGCAGGAGACACGACAGCCGCAGAGTTATCCACGTTTAACGTGTCATTGGAGCTTTCAGATGCTTCAATTTGGTGCAGTCCCCCATTGGAAGTCACAACGTAGATGTTATTCCTCTCGCTGGCACTACCAATTACAAAGTTTTTAATCAAGAATCGAGAATCGCCAAAGGTATCCAATGATTCCCACCCTTTATTCAGGAAGTTATACACCAAAATAGCGTTGTTCCCGTAAGCGTCACCAGCACCACGGACAGAATCAAGCGGAACGGCGAGGTAATACCTGTTCTCAAACAAGATTCCTACTGCTTCATCCGCGTAATCAGCGTTAATCCGGTCGATATACGGCTGGATATTCTTGGAGAGCGGCTCCTCAGTGCCTCGCAGGTTGTAATCGTTAAGGAACTCAATACCATACACACCATCGTCGGACAAAAAGAGCATTGCATTACCGCGCATGACAATGGACCTACGGGCTAGGCATCCAATCTCTGACGTAAGCTCCTTAACGGTAACATCCAGAAGGCTTCCGAGCGTTCCTTTGACAAGATGAAGGCTATTCCTATTCAGAACAACCAATCCGTCGTCGTAAAACCCGTGCATTGCAACCACATAGTCAGCAGTTCCACCACTTACACGGAATTGGTTCTCAATTTGGTCGAATGTAGTCGTATCAAGGATGTCCGACACGGCTATCTCGTCAGTGATCTTACGGCTAGTGTATGTAGCTGCATTATAAGCCCCTGACTGACTGTAATAGAACGGAACCCACAAGCGACGTTGGAAATGGACTCCCCAAGGCGCACCGGGCTGGTGCATAAAGCCTCCACCTACGCTGAACCTGCCTCCAAACTCAAAAACCAGCGAGGATGTGGCCGTATTGTAGTTTCCCACTGGCGCATACCATGTGATCGTTGTCGTTGTAGCAGAGACAACCTGATACTCATTCCCAACCATTACTGACAGCTCAGTAATATCCGTTGCGCGGACAATAATGACGTCCCCAGCCTTAACGGTTACATTCCCGGAAACCGTCGCGGTCACCAATCCGCTTACAACATCAACATCGCGCTCGTCAATGCTAAATGACTGGGGTTGAGTATAAGCACCACCCGGAGACAAAGTAAATCCATCAGTGGCGGTAGCAACCGTGGCAACAAATGTCGTGCTTGTAGAAATACTTGCTGCTACGAATGTGAACGTGTCTTGTCCGGTCACGGTGGCAACCGTGTATGTCCCGTTGGGAGGGGTTCCGGTAGTAAGACCAGCAATTGTGATTGATGTTCCAACTACCAACCCATGTTCGCGGACATTTACCGTTACCACGGTATCTGGACTGGCCGTTCCATTGGAGCTTGCCGAAATAATTGGCCTTCCATTTGGATACCACTCTAAGGCTTGTTGACCGTCACGGAATAGCATCACCTTGTCGAACACCTGAATCATGTCGGTGTCAGCACCAAGAGCTTCTCCAGACGGATACGGAATATCAGTAATTGCATACCCATCCAAGTCGATCTTCTTGGCAATGGTATCAAGGGCAATAATCACATACTCCTTGTTGCTATCGTTTGGATCGCTGAATAGGCAGGATGCGCGGACATTGGCGGCAGCATCGTCATTGATTGCCATTTGGGATACCGTCCCCGTAACGTCGGCAGGTGGGGTAGTTACCCCGGCAATCGTGTAGTCTAGCGTGTTCGCATCAAAGTAAGTAAGCACAAAGCTACCGTTAAACGACGCATCAAGGCCAGCAATCGTGGCTAGTCCAGAATCAGCAGCTACAAACCCGTGAGCAGTAACTGTAAGGCGCACCGTCCCCGTGACTGGAATTGTCACGTTACTGATTGTCTTCGGCGTGTCGATCAGCAGGAATGGCAGCTGCAATGGAGAACCTCCCGTAGTCAACGCGCCAGTCCTACTCACCACGTTCTTCCGTGGCTTCCAGTATCCCTCCATGCGCCCATTCAGCGACTCCCTTACCTCACCCTCTTGGAGCTGGTTAAGCTGAAGCCTCTGGT